GGCCTGTGTCTAAAATCATTGCTTGCGCAAAAGAGGGGCCAGTAGAAAAGTTAATAACAGCTTTGATTGTAGGGATGCTCATGCGCTTATTGCCCCTGCGTAGGTAGTTAAATTGCCACGCCGCGCTATTTCATTAAGGGCATTTTGCACAGCATCTACAATTATGTTTTCACTACCCACAACGCCTGCGTTGATGTTAATTACATTATTGGTGTAGTTACGGTCTTTATTCTGCGTAGGGTTGAAATCCACCCCTGCGATATTTTGACTGCTAGCCATACCTGAGGCAATGTCTAAGATATTGTTATCATAGTTACGGTCTTTGTTTTGATTAGGGTTAAAAGTTATACCCGCATTAGGGTTTAGGTTGCTAGTACCCCCTGGCATTACTATGCCTGGTAAGGTCAAGGTAGGGAACTTAAACTGAGCTAGTAAGTCTAGGGCAGCTTGTAGGTTGGCCAGGTTAATAAGATCTGTGGACTTCATACCAGCCAGGACATTATTTATATCTAGCAGTTTGGCATCTTGCTTTTGTAAAGCGCCCAAGATTTTCATATCCTCATTGAGCTTGGCAGTAGCCTTTTCTATAGCTGCCGTATCCTTTGAGGCTATGGCATCCTCTAGAGCTGAAATGTCTTGCTTAACCTTTAAGCGCTGTACATCGTTGGCTATAGCTAGTATCTGTGAGCCTGTAGTAGCTTTTCCTAACGCCTCAGCCTGACCAATTAAAGCTGCATTAAGTTGGATTTTGTCCATATCAAAAACGTCTGAGCCTTTAGCTAGGGCTAAATTAGCTTTATCTATGGCTAAGGATAGTTTTTTAGCATTGGCTGCAGCTAAAGCCGCTGCGGCCGTTGACTTGGTCTCTTTAGTAATCTTTTTGGCGTTTGCTAGGGCTAAAGCATCGGCTGCCTTTTTAGCGTTGTATGAGCTAAAACCACCACCGCCTGCAGCTGCTAAACGCTCGGCTGCATCTGCTGCCTTGTATTCTTTAGTAAACGCGTTGAGGCGCTTAATCATCTCTATAGGGCTACCGCTGCCCGTAATAATATCTATAACTCGTATGAGACGGCTAAAGCCAATAATGGCATCGCCTATCGCACTTGCTATTGACTCTACAAGGCTAAGAGTTTTAGGCAGGCCACCTGTGCCACCAAGAGTAGTAAGTGCATTTATTAAATCTTTACCTATTGACTCGCTAGCGTTGGAGCTTGCAACAGATAACTTATCTAAAGAACCTGCATAAGAATCGGCTGCTACCTGGGCTTGGCCCTGGCTAACCTTAGCTACCTGCGCCAAAATCTCTTCAAAGCTCATAGCCTGTAGCTCTGTTTTAGTTAAGCCTAAGTTGTATTTCATTAAGCCGCGAGTATTACCCTGGTAGGCCCGTGCTAAATCGGCTGAGACACTAACTACATCGGCCCCACTCATAGCACTTAGATCTAACGCAGTCTTAAGTAAATCCTGAGACTTAACATAATTGCCTGTAGCTGTTAATAATGATTGGTAAGCAGGGCGCAGCTTGTCATCTACTACACCGTATTGGCGCTCTAAGTCACCTATAAACTTTTTTACCGCAGGGTCAGCAAAGGCTAGGCCTAGATTATCTAAAGTCTTGGATAGTACTTTGGCTGCTTTGTCATCGGCTGCAAAGGCTTTAACAGCAGACATTGCACCGCGTACACCAAAAGCAATACCAAAGGCGCCTGCTAGACCTTTAACACTTTTAGTGAGTGACTTGGTTGCAGTCTCAGCTTTACTAAAAGCCTTTTTGCCTGTGTACTCAGCGGCTAAATTAATTACTACGGACGGGTCAGCGGCCATTGTAGCCAACCTCCTTATAGAACCTAGCGCGAGATGCTTCTATAGCTTTGATTACAGCTGCGTTAGTTTTGCCGTAATCCTCTTTCCAAGCTCTAAAGATTGCGCGGCCCTTCATCTTTTGAGACGGGCGCCCTCTGCCTACGGAATCGCTAGCGTTTACTATCTCGCTGTACTGATTCATAGCTTGTATAAATAAATCGCCTGCGCCTGGGTTATTACTCATGGATTGGCCCTTGCTACCTGAGCGAATAGTTTTGCCAAAGTTTTCATGGAAAGGGGATAGAACCATATTCATAGGCGCTTGCTCGCGCCCGTAAGGATGCTTACGGCCCGCAGTCTCATAGATTGCACCTGAGGCGCTGTTATTCACGATACGGGCTAAAGCTCTAAAGCCCTCACGATTGGGCCGTGAAGGTGTTGTTTTATATCCAATGCCTGCCTTAGCTGCTCTACCGTCCCACTCAGGAAACTTAGCCGTAGCACTTGATCTATCCCAATTACTAATAGGGGAATTGTTAGGAACATAGCCACGGGCTTTAAGAGTTACAGGCTTAAGCAGTCCAGCAATTTCTTTACGGATTTCTTTAGCTAAGTCAGGTGTGAACTTTTGCAGGGCTTTGCGAAGCTCAACGCCGCCTTTTATTTCTGTTGGCATTTTCCATTTCTTTCGCTCGGTCTTGCAAAACTTTTAACATATTTCTAAACATGGTGCTATCCAGGTCTAGGAGTTGCTGGGGTGGGATTCCTGTTTCAACGGCTAGCTGTGCAACCAGGTAACCAAAGGAACCCCGCCCCACTACCCCAAAGGGTCATCATCTAGTACCTCAACCTTGGCTAAGGTGTCTAAAAACTCTGCTCCAAAAACAGGTACGGTCTGCCCGCTTGCGCGTAAACACTCCCAGGCTAACCAATACACATCACTTTGCTTTTCATCATCTCTAAAGGCTTTGTGGAAACCTTTTTTTGCATATAACTCAAAGGCATACTCGATACGGGGTGTTATCTGATGCTCAGTTACATCCCCAGTTGCCCTTGTTATCTTTAGTCGTGCCATTGTGTTAGCCCCTGTCTCTACTTATGAAGTGGTAATTACGATTGGTGAATTACAAGTGAAAGTAATGCTCTGTGTAGCAATGTCTGCAACAGCGCCGTTAATGTCTGTAGTGTTATTAACTAGCACAGTAGTGCTGTATAGTGGGTTAGTTGCTGAAGTTGCAGCGTTTGTCTGCTTTAGCGTTAGGGTTACAGTTGTACCCCAGGCAGCTTGCAAAGTAGCGTTTACGTTTGCTGCAGCTGTATCGCTCAAAAAGTCTAAAGTGATAGTGCTGGCCTCTAAGCCCTTAACAAACTTATGCGCTGTATCGCCCATAGCTGTAACTTCTAGCTCGTCAAAAGCACGGTTGATAGTTGCGCTTGTTACGTGATCTGATAGGGCTACCGAGTTAAGGGTAACCACTACGTTATTGGATAGATAAATCGCCATTGGGCTATTCCTCTACTTTCTCGGTAGGTGTGTCTTTTGTCTTTGTCTCTTTAACCTCTACTGGCAACTCTTGGCCAATTTTGATTAAAAACGCTTTTTCTTCCTCGGTTAGTGCCATTGCTTAGCTCCAGCTCGTTAGTATTGAGATTGATAAATCACAAGTTAATAAATCACCGCTTGCAACATTAAGTACGCTAGGGGCGCTCACACTTGTAACATTAAAAACCAAGTTGGATGCAGCTAGCTTGGTAAAGACTGCTACCAAGGTGTCCTCTATGCCTGCAAGATTGCCCTGGTTATCGAACATAGGCACGGTCATAATGATGCGGAAGGTAGCTAAGGGTGAGATAGTGCTATAAGAATTATTGTTTGGTGTTATGTATGGATCACCAGGGGAAACAATTACGCTATTGGCTAGAATAGTTGCAGGTGGATAAGCAAAGGTCTGCCACACACCCGCATTAGCTAAAGCTGTTGCTATGGTGGTTCGCAGGGTTGTAAGTGCTGTTGCCATTATCCGACCATTGCAGCGGGGTTAAGGTAAGGCGCTAGCAGGCCTCTAATCTTGGCTATCATGGAATTACCCATGCGATAAGGGCTAGGAGAGAAGCCGTCTAAAGCTACGCCGCCTGTTTGTGAGACTTGCCTGGCTTGCCATATATCTACTGCCAAAATCATTGCAGCCTCGCGCACACTAGCTGTAGATGCGTACACAGCTGTTTTAGTATCTGCACCTAGCGCTGATCCATAAGGCAATACACGCCTAAAGTTTTGGTCGCTAGCAGTTTTTGCATATTGAACAACGCTTAGACCGTTTGGATATTGGTACATCATTTGATAGTAATAAGCCGTGTTAAGGCTCATGGTTGTACCAGTACTCCAGGGGATTGTGCCAGTAATTGTGTAAGTGCCGTTAAAGGTAGCGCCAGCCCCAGCAATAGTTACCGATTGGCCCACGGTAAAAATGCCAGGGTTGGCTAAAACTACACTTGCTACATTGCTTGCAAGAGATGTGCCTACAACTGGGGCTGAGTCAAACCATAGAAAAGCGTTTAACTGATCCTCAGCTGATTGGCAGCACTCCTCAACTGTTGAGTCAGAGTACAAACTGCCTATACCTAAATTGGTACGCAGCTCAGCCATAGTCACATAAGTAGCGGCCATGTCTGTATTCCTTTCAACTAGGTTGGTGGGGCAAAGGGCTAATGCCCCACCAACTATTAGTGGGTATTTATTAGGTTAAGTTGAAGCGCACGATTCCGTTAGGCATCTTTGCGATTGTTGCCATATAGCCGTAGAAGCCGACCTGTACTTGAAGGTTGGACACGACATTAACTGACATGTAAGCCTGTGGTGACTGATAAACAGTAAAAGCCTCAGGTGCAAGAATTACAGCTGAGTCATCAATGTTTGTAGATACTGCAAAGTTCTTATCTACAAAGAGATCTAATCCAAGAACATTGCCACGGATTGAGCCAGGCTGTGTTAGCCCGCCTGCGTTCATTGGCTGTGATGCTGAATAGATTGGGCGGCCTGTTGAATCAACAGCACCTAAAAGTAGCTGCCATTGTGAAGGGTTAGCAATGTAGTTACTTGCAAAGTAACCTGTAGCTGTGTACACCTTTTGCGCTGCATCTGCCGCAAAACCGATTACACCAGCGCTTGTAGCTGCCTGTGTTGCGCCTTGCTGTCCCGCTGTAATCAAAGCTGCCAATACTGTTGTATCAATAGTTTTTAGGTAAGCGTTTTGTAGTTGCTGTGTTAGTTCAGCGTAAAAGTTTGGATCTGAACGCTCTAGCAATTCAATGCTAATAGTGTTCATACCTGAGTACTTGTTTACTGTACCTGTGAGGTATTGAGTAACCATGCCTGTGTTTTCAACTGCTCCGCCTTCGGCTTCAACAGTTACAACTGGCGCTGTGCCTGACTGGCCACCGGCTGACGTAACAAGAGAAGGTACTGAGATAGTCATACCGTTATTAGGTAGTACTCCCTTAGAACACGCATCAATAGCAGGTGTACCAAAGCGAGTGTTAGTTACAAACTCTGATAGATACTGAGTTGGGTTAAACGCTGGGTTAGTTGAAAAGGAATCGTCTGCGGCTGTTACATAAAGCTTGGAATCATCGCTACCTAGTGCAGCTTTGATTTTATGCTCTGTGTAAGTTGCCATGCTTACGATTGGTGTGCGTACTGTTTGGCTATCTAGTACAGAAGGTCGGATGATTTTGCGAGCTGCTTCAACTACTGGTGCAGCTTCCTCGGTCTTATCCTCTGTAGGAGTTTCGGGGGCTGTAGTCACAGCGGCCTCGCTTTCGGTTTGGTTTGTTTGGGTTTCCTTTACTGCTTCGCTTTGGCTTGCAGCAATTTTTTGCACGGCGGCGCTAGAAAAAGCCGCCTGTTCTACCAGGCTTGTCTCTCGCAAGACTGCCGCCGTCACCAGGAGATAATCTTTTTTAGGCTCTGAGGCTGTTACTTCAACCCCAACGGATAAGCCGTCCATAAGTTGCTCCTGGGCTAGCAAAATGGCATCTGATCCGCGTGAGGATGCACTCACTTTGAAGCTGGCGTATAAACCGTCTTTGCGTGATTCAAGACTTTGCATACGGCCAACTGGCTTTGTGTTGTCATGCGACATTAGCAACTTAATTTTGCTTGGCTCTGCCGCTGTAATAGATCCCTCGGCAAAAACCACTTTGCCTGCACTTGTAAATCCAACTTCGCCGTAAGGTGCAATTTTGCCAGCAATGATGCGGCGCTGACCGCTATCTACTGCTTCTATGTTTCCGCTAAAGGTTAATATCATTTGTATTTTCTCCTGCTCCATTAGGTGACATCTGTTCATCTGCTGCTGCTTGTTCTTTTGTAATAAGTCCTAGCTGAATCATCTTTTCTATTGCTGCAAGGCGTGTCATTGTGTCTGCTCGTAAAAAAGTCTCATCAAGGGCAAAGCGAACAATGTTGCCGTGGCGTGTTATATCGTCCATGCTCAAACGGTTTTCTATTGCGCTAATAAAAGGCTGTAATGAATATGCTACAAATTCTTTGCGCCCGTCTAAAATGTTTTGATAAGTCATGCTGTTATTCATGTCTGCACTTATGTAATAAGCAGGTGTATTCATTAAGCGCGCTATCTCTGTTGCTAAATACTGTGATGCTTCGCTATACATCATCTCTTTAGGGGAGTAGCCAACTGTTTCGTAAGATAGTGTGCTAGTTAAATATGCTGTGCTGCGATTTTGTCGAGCTGCTTTCCAACCTGCTAATAGGCCTTGTACTTGTGCCTCAGGTAGATCAGCGCCGTTATTTTTTAGAAAACCAGTAGCCATAGGTGTAGCAGCTGCAACAGCGCTGGCTTTTTGTATATCTAACGCGGCTTGTATTGTGCGCGCACCAGTTGATAACACACCAGGTAACAAAGACTGGAAAGTAACAAGAGATCCGATACCTGACATTGGTACGGGTTCGCCATTGACTGTGTAATACTCAATGTTCATACCAAACTTGTCAGTAGTAGCAGTTACTCTGTTATTTGGAATAAACTCAAAACCGCTAGGCCGCCCGTCATCTGCATACAAAGATGTAACGCGCCAATAAGCAGTACCGTAAAACAGCAACGCATCTACTGTGTAGCTAATAGTTACGCTACGGGGTTGTCTAATATCGGGTTGTTCAAGCCATAAAGGAGACTCTAACTCTGCGCCACTTTTTTTATTGTAAAGCTCTAAATCAATACTTGATATAACACCGCATATTAAGTTGCGGCACCGTGATACAGAAGCAACTTGCAAAGCTGTAAGGCGATCCATGATGCCAGCGCCATAGCCTGCACCAAAGCCTGTGTTATAGCTATAAGGGCCAATACCGTAGCCACCGTCCATAATGGCAGGGGCGTATTGAGCCTCTACAACATTATCTTTAGACCGTAGCCCCAAAGTTTGCAATAATCCCATGAGAGGATTTTTTCAATTTGTCAAGCATATTTCAGTTATGTCTCGGCGTGTCTAACTATAGACTTTAGCCTCAGCGATTGGTTGCGCCAAGATATGTACCACCATTGAAATGCCTATAGCTATATCTACAGGCCCCGCCGACTTACGGCGCACGATTCTCCAGCTAGCATCGTTAAGTTTAGCTGCGCAGTTGGCCATATGGTTCACAAGACTTTCCTGGCCACTATGCACAAGGCGATTATTGGAAAGTGAGTCATATAGATCACCGCAGGCCTGGTATGCCCGTTGGCCACTTATATCCTCAGTAGCAACACCTGATAACTGTAATCGCTGGGCTATGGATGCAGTTGTGTACTTGTCAAAGCAAACCGTTTTAGGGAAGTACATATCGGCCCAGTACTTAATCCGACTAGCTACATAAAGCTCATCTACAGAGACATCTGCTGTAAAGGTTTCCAATACAGCTACACCAATTTTACCGCTTGGCAATATCTGACCCATGACCAAACTGGCATCACGCCTAGAAGGTGATACATCAAAGCCAAAGACTGTTAAAGCTCCTGGCCCCATAGTTAGCGTTATGTCACTTGCATCTTCAACCGACATGTAAGGCCAGGGACTAACAAGGCTAGAGATCCAACTGCAAAGTGTCTCGGTGCGGGTAGTCTCAACGGGCGCTGTAGCTATTGACTC